TGATGCACTTGTCCAACGTTCTATCCCACTCATTGATGAGGTTATTCATGTCGTAATCTCTGTGCGCATGGTGCATAGCCTTCATCCCAAGTTCTCTTCTCTTCTTAGGACCCATCTCATACATCTTCATGAATGCATTTGTCAACGTTTCATGAGAAACAAAATCTTCATAGATGTAAGGAACGAGTTGGTTGCCAACTAGCGACTTGACGTCTGGATCGAGAGCAATTCCGTACTCCTCTCCAGTTACGTGATCAACAACTTGGCGAGTCAAGCCGCCAGTCTTCAATGCAATGACGGGCTTGCCGCACATCTTTGCTTCAAGAACACCAAGTCCGAAGCCTTCATTAGTGCTACGATTCACAACAGCATCACACATGTTGTATAGGCCAACCATCTCAGGAAATCCAACTCTGTCTTTGGAGAAGATGATGCTGTCTTTAAGACCAAGAACGTCTATGACATGATGAAGGTTCGAACCTTCTGGATCTAGCGGGTCTGCATGCATCACTAGCGTTGCCTTCCTGTGACCGTGCTTTTTCTCTAGATCTTCAAGGAATTGCTTCCAAGATACTAGGATGTCATTCGGCATCTTCCTTCGTGCGTTCCTAGACACAAAGAGCATCACGAAGTGATCGGCTCGAGACTCTCCTAGAACGCTGCGCTTGAAGCGCATTGCATCTTCTTCAGGAATTGGCTTGAACAGATCTTTTGGAACTGCATGAGGGATGTAGTTAGTCTTCTCTGGCATCCGCTCGCTGATCATCTCGTACGTCGGCCAGTTGATGCAGTTGATCAAATCTGTCGATTCGTACAACACCCCGTTAAATTCTGGCCATGGCGGGTTATCCCACAAGTGGTTGTATGTGATTGGGCAGATCTGATGAATTTCATCTTCCATCTCCCAAACCCAGATAAACTGCCTTGGATCAGTGAACAGAAGGATAGCATCAGGTTTGATCTGAACGAGAACCTTCCTCATCAAGTTCTTGTCACCGAATCCCGCCGTTGGCTTGATTATGAAGTCCTCGTTGACAACTACTTCATCGTAATTTTCATGCCGCATGGCGCCGCCAAACACTCTGAATCGGTACTTTCCAGTACCGATCAGACCATTGATCAACCACCTAGCTTGGACTCCGACGCCAGACGTAGCCAATGGGTGGTCACTCAGCATCAAGATCGTCTTTTTGTCAGCCATGCTCGCCACCGTCATCTTTAGCAGAAAATGTCATGATATTTCATGACATCGTAATATCTGCGAGACTGGTGTAACTAGAGCATTTTCTGTAACAGACAATGTTCAGTGTTCAAGTAAGGACAGTACGTGCAAGAACTTCTGTTCTTGATAGCAATACCCTTCTTCACTGTCGTAAGCATGCTGCGAAGCACCTTCAACGAACGACCGGTTGTGACGTCACCGACTGAAACTTTCACAAGCTCGCAGCGGCCGCCATCTTTTGCCGTCCTCTTCAAGATGATAAACCCACACTTCACGTTCTTTGGATCGACGCCAACTTTCTTCGTCCAGAAATTCTTGTAGAACGTCAGCTGCTGCGTAACGTTCGGATCTGATTTCTTCTTTGACTGCCAGCCCCAGCTGGCCGTTTTCCAATCAAGCAACCAGATGTTTTCAGTCGTCTTCTTACCTTTCGTTGTCTTCACCTTGATGATGCAATCAATGAATCCTTTGAAAGCATGTGGGTGTGATTCAACTGGCTCATACAAAGCATGCTCTGCATCAATGCACTCCCAACCTGGGAAGTTAGCTTCCATGAAAGCTGGGACTTCTGCCAAGATCTTTTTGGCTTGTTCAATGTATGAATCAAGCTCTGCTATGGGAAATGCGGGATGATCTTCGTTCTTCTTCCAGGACTCTTTAAGAAAGATGACCGCAACTTCTGGGTCCATCGTCTTAGTCGTAAGAAAACGTTCACACGCAGCGTGGACAGCTGTGCCGAAATCAAGGATGGGTGAAGGATCGTCTTTGACGATCTTCTTAACGTACTTAAGCTTGTGCCGGTAAGAACAATCTTGCCAATCTCTGAGCTCACTGAACGACACGTGAGCCTTCTCGGTTGGAAGCAGCTCAAACTTTGCATTTTCTTCTGGCATCATCAGATGGTACACTCTGGGCCTCAGAACGTTCAATTACAAGATTACGTGCCAGCTCTCTTTTTGAAGAACGTTCGGCAAAGAGGCGCTTCTGCCGACGCCAATCATCATTCTTCACTCTCACCTCTGCAGGTTGAAATACGTCATCCGGATCTGAGAGAGTTGGAGGTGTTTTGAACAGCTTGAACAGCCAATCTAGGCAAAATTCACACAATGAAAATGTGTAAGTTTCTAGGTCGTCAAGAGTTCCTTGACCATTGCCAGGTGTTGATTCATAACCACCAGAAACAGTGCAATCAATCAACCCATAGTTCGAACCAAATTTTTTGTCTTCAGTTGAACGATTTTCTTGTATGAAGAAGCAACTCTCGCCGCAAAGATTGCACAAACGCTCGGTTTTATTTTTCACGGCCATAGCTTCATTTTACTCACATATTCAGCCATTGGTTACCTCAACTTATTTGCTGCGTAATATTCAAGGGCTTCGAGTGATCACCATTCTGCCGTTCTAGCGACCGGTTGTCTCCCTGATGTAGGCGGCAAACGTCCGGTTGCACAGTGCACCGTATCGCTTCGACTGTATGTGCTTGACGATCTTATCACCGGGCCAATTTGTCAACTTTTGCAAGACCATTGCACTGATGATTCCGGAGCGATTTAGACCAGCCATGCATGTCACGACAACGTTCTGCTTCTTTCCCAGCCTCACCACAACTTCGTCAGCGGCTGCTTGCCAGACGGGCAAAAACTTCGCGAATCTCCATTCGCGTTCGTCATCATCACCCGGAGCGCAGATCACATCAACGCCTGTGTATGCATCCTTGTTTTGGTTCTCTGTAGCAGCCAAGACAAGAGCATGGTAACCCTCAGTAGCTAGAGAATCTCCTGGTGGGGGCGCAGCACCTTGCCACAGCGTGCCGTAGATGTGATCTACGTCTAGAACGTTAAACACGTCTTCAAATTCAGTTTTCATCGATGATCTTTACTAGGCCAACGTTACCCATGCGAATTTCGCGTGGATGCATGTTACGATCGATTGTTATCTTAAAAGAATGGATTTTTCCGTAGTACTTGTCAGTCTGCGGTATGATCTTCTTGCTTGATTCATTGATTGGCAGCTTAAAGAGAACGCATGATTCAAACATCATAGCTGTGTCGATACCGCACGTAATCTGTGCAGTTGAATGTTCTGGCGCTCCGGCCGCGATCGCAGCATTACGTACATCAAACAGAACCTCTGCTAGCGTTTCATACCATTCACGCACTGTGCCGTCAAACGCTGGTGATATGCTAAAATCAAATTTCTTTCCAGTTCTAGTATTTACGAACTTTCCTGGGCGACGATTCCAATATCGAGTGATCATGATTTATTTCTTTCTTGCTAACGGCGCGGCCTTGCATGTGTTCCCAATCGCGGTCTTCTTTAGGACGCAATTCAAGGTTTTTGTTCCAAGCAGCTTGCATCACTTTTGGATCAACACCCAAATCTTGTGCAATAGAGATCAATGCATTGATGTCTTTCGGGAAGCAATGCCCGCCGAATCCGCGAACGTATCGACCATCATGCGTTGGAACTGGGCCCGGGACAGCCCAGTGTGAATTACCTAGTCGTGTATCGAGCTTAGCGTATTCAACGACCTTATCATAGTCGATATTTAGTCCCTTGTCATCCAAAGCTTCGCAGACCTGCGCTACTTCGTTGGCAAAAGCAACTTTAGTAGCTAGGAAGCAGTTGATGACGTACTTCACCATTTCGGCCGTAGTTGACGAAGTTTTTACGAGCGGCACCTTTGGAAATGCAGACTGGAACACTAGTTTCACTGTGTTGATGTGAGGTCTCGGACCACCCAAGATGATGCGATTCTGATTTCGCATATCATCAAGAGCGTTTGCCTCTGTCAAGAATTCAGGGTTAAAGATGACTCGAAGACCAGATCCAACAAACTGAGCATTCCAACGCTCGGTCGTTCCGGGCGGAACTGTTGATTTGACCACAGCAATCCGACGACCCGGTGTTTCTGCTAGTTCACGTAGCACACCTTCGACTATAGACAAATCAGCTGATCCATCTTCATACATCGGCGTTGGCAAGCAAACGAAGTATACGCCAGAGAAGTTCTTCTCTATTTCACATGCACGTGCAAATTCACTTGATGACTTGGGAAGAAATTGAGGCGTTCGCATTCCATCCGCGTTCGGGATGTATGCATTTTTCCCGCCAGTCGCAACCTTACCAGTCTTGTCGTAAACGTATACATCAAATCCACGTTCAGCAAAGACTGTCGTAAGTGAACCGCCCACGAAACCTTGCCCAATACATGCCACTGACTTCATTTTTGTTCCTCCACAAATGTTCTGTAACCTTGTATTTCAAGCATTGTTTGATCGATCCATCTGTGAGACATGTTATTATTCGAACAATACAGCATCAATGCTTCTTGTTTCACTTGAGCGTTCTTGTCTAGACCTTTTACTTCTTCGAGAAGTTTTTCACCTGAAGTCAAAGTTATCAAAAAGTCTGGTACATAATTCCTTTGACGATCTGTAACGTAAGGAATTTTAATACCATGCTTCTTTGTCCATGTAAGAACAGTGGAATCGTTGTCTAGTTGAATCATTCTAAATTTTTCAAGCAATGAATCACAATGCACTCGTTCACCAGTTTTTGATGAACTGTACCAGGATTTTGTCCCATATCCATTTGTGTTTGAAATTTTGCCCTCAGCAATTCCTTTTGCGCGAGACGTTGACATCTTTTTTCGTGTTTCAAGCGAATGTCTATGACCGTAAAATGGATTACGGTCACCAGATTGATTACGGTTCAATGTGGCATCACCAATTTTACGTCGCGTCTCTTCATCATGTTTTCGACCAAAAAAAGAATTTCCCGAGCCTGTACGAGACTCTGACATCAATTTTCGAGTTTCAAGTGAGTGTTTGTCATATTTTGCACGTCTAGCTTTTGATCTACAAGACATACATGACGTTTGTTTCTTTGAAGCGATTTCAAAAGTAACTTTGAGCGTATACTCAATATCACGTTCACAAACAGGACATCGTCTTACGTACATGATCTAAGTATGTAATCCCTGCCCAATGACGGCAACAGAACGTTTTTTCATTGCTTTACATTATAATACAGACAGCCTGTTGTTTAGTTGCTAAACTGGCGTAAATTTCGCTCGATTAGAAGACAGCAACCAAGACATGAAATCTATCTCTTGTGCTCGATTTCTCTTTGTGTACGTTCTATCTGAAACAGAAAAGTACGAGACGTTGGGATCCGGATCTTCTGGTAGCTTGATGCATGCTTGAAGCTCTGAACCCTTGATCTTCTTCTCTCTTCTAAACTGTTCGATTAGATCTCTTAGGATGGCAACTTTTTCTTCAGATGTAAACGTCTTGTAATATGCTGACAATCGTTTTTCAGTGACGTTGATCGCCGGGTTTCCTTCGTACACTTGATTCTCTTCCATCAGCTCGTTAGAGATGACTGCTCCATGTCGTGCAGTTGATCTTGCTTTTGCACGTAGCGGTGCAACGATTGTGCAGTTTCCCATGAACCATGCATCTTCATCGATCTGCACATTTTCTGACCAGTTATAACCGCCTCCGTTGAGTTGATCGGGTCCACGAAACGATGAAAAGATCTTGCATCCATGACCAATCGTAACGTTGTTAGAGATCTCAACACCACCAGATGCATCGATGTAACAGTTGGCACCTATCTTGACGTTGTGACCCAAGGTCAGGTGTCCATTTTTGCCCAAGTTAACGGCAGTACCGCTAGCGATCGAGCTGTAATCACCAATCCTCACAGATCCATCACCGTAAATTTTTGCGTCAGACCCAAGTATAGTATGGTCACCAACAACAACGTCTATGTTGTTTCCCATCAGATTAACATTGCTCACAAACGAGCGATAACCAATTACATAATTCTTCATTATTGATCAATACGTTAGCAGTATTATACCACCCAGGATAATTTTTAATGTAACTTACGGACGAATCGATCATTTTTTGTCTATCATTGACGTCCATTTTTTCTATATTGCGTATGATATCAACTGCGTGTTCGATCGATTCAAAAAACATCGCAGTTGGCACTTGTTGTTTCGAAAAAAAAGAATTTGAGTCTTCGTCTGATTCTCTAATGCAGAAACATCCTCGAGAACATGCATCGATTTCTTTCGCCCACAAGCCATGTTTCATGTTACACTTTTCATTATCAACAGTGAATTGCATGTTTGCAGAATGAACGAATATTCGAATTTGAGACAATCGTTCAAGAAAATTTTGATAATTGTATTGATTTGGTTCAATGTGAACGTTGACACCGTATGATGAAAGTTTATCAAAAAAGTCTTTGCGGTGTGGATGAATCGATCCAATAAATCCAACTGAAATTTCACGTTGATCAAAACTGGGCTCATTAGAACAATAGTCAGAACGTGTCCAAATTTTTACAAACTTAGCTGGGTAGCCCCTTGAACGCATGAATTCTGCCCACCATCTTACAGTGACAGCATAAAACTCAACGTTCAATATTGAAGAAATTCTAGAGTATGCTCCCTTATGAGGGCTATCATCTTTAAATGATTCCCAAGGATCTTGATCATAGATTCGTATTGGAAGCTTACCAATTTTATTTCCAATTACGTGTGCGTACTTATCAATCGTTCTTAGTTTCAAGCAGCTTACAATTACGTCAAATGACTCAATTGTTGAGTATGACAATGACTCAAGGTTTTTTAGTGAAACAGTGATCAGATCACATGAATGTTGAAGAGCTTCAAACAACATATGTTGATAGCAATTAGCTGTGACATATGTTAGATCATCGATGATATGCAATACTTTTTTCATGAAAGCTTCTCATATGCATCTACAGCAGCAGCATATGCAACCAAAAAGGTGTTGTCATTGTAGTTAAATGACTTTGAGTCATTGCGAAATGATTCAGCTGCTTTGAAGCCTTCAATTGCAAGCCCGCGAAGACGATCCTTTTTCACTTGCCATGTCTTTATCACTGATTGAATTACATTCGTTTGATTTTTCAAAGCTCTGTGAAGACCGTAATGAAATGCTTGAACGTCATTTGCATGATAACAATGAAAACCAGCAGGTATCAATGTACTTGGCAATGCATTTCCACGAATGACAATATCATGATTTCCATCAGCACGATCACAATAAAGCTTATCATCCAATCTAGCAAAAGTGACTTTTTTAGAGAAGCAATTCAATCCATAAATTAGTTCATTAGTGAAATAGTCATGTAGATAGCATTGCACACCAGTCAAACGAGGTTCATCATTGAACAATTTGCATATGTCATGCAAAACATTATTGTGCGTAAGAACAGTATCAGCATCAATTTTTACGAACAGATCATGATCTTTTTTTGCTGATTCCCAAGAATCCCACAAGCAGTTATGGGCCTCGCGCTCCGGCATGTTGCATATTGTATGATGTGTCACAGTAACGTTTTCTTGATCGTTGATTGCTTTTGTGTGTACATCATAATCATTTTCTTTGCAATACAAAGTTCCAACAAATACTTTCAAAGTTATCTCCTTCTGAAGCCTTGTATTGGCAGTGACATCATCTCTTTATCGTACATGAAATTCCACTGTTTTTTTGAATCAACTTTTGCGTACGTTGCATCTAGTGGAACAGCGCAATTTTCAATATCATAATACGTATGTTTTCGTGCCCAATTTGGGTTAGGCTTTTCAAAATCTACGTAATCAAACGTTTCAAATTGGCACCATAGGCGCTTTATTTCTTCACAACGCTTAAGATATGCATGGCCTCGAGCGTCATGTATACGATCTGTGTCTATTGCATAGTACAGTTCGTTTATCGAACCAGGATTTGAAACTTCGTAATTGCTGTAGGAAATAATTGGTGGTCCAAGATTGAACACACCTGGACCAGCCTCATTTACAATGAACGATTTGTTGCGGTGCCTGTATATCGATGCTATAGAAGTAAATCCTGTGTAAGAACACCAAAATGAATCAGATTTAATCATGACGTATAGTTTCAGCCATGCTGGAACGTGAGACATGTTAAGCGTCCCAGGGACATGAAATGACGTTGAAACAGTCAATTTATTTTCATCGATAAAACTTGAATTTTTCAAGTATTGTGCTAGAGGCTTATCATGTCGACCGTCAACGATTGGATCGATGTCATTTAGATGCACGACGTCGTATCTTTCCGGAAGCTTCAAGTCGTTATATTCTTGCTCTAGTCTATCAGATGGAACGAACGTTGGATAGAAAATTTCAGTAACCATCTTGTACACAATACCGTGGGCATCGAAATACAACAACTTTTCGCCATCCAGATCTGGATAGAGTGTTCTCTTGAAAGAGTGTCTATGATGTGTAGCTAGAACATAGTCGTATTGTTGTTGAGCTAGCTTAAGCGGTTTTCGAACAATACGATTTGCCCAGGGAAACTTAATCCATTCTCTTGTTTGTGATTGAACGTGCAAATCATCAAATTCAATTTGTATTTCTTCATTATTTTTCTTCAACAATTCAGCAATCCACAGAGTGACAATCCAATCACCCCAATGTTTAACAACAGAAGGTGCGTATACGCTGATCATGATCACCTAAATTCATTGACATAATCAGAACAAATTCCAGAACATTGTTGGGTTATAACATCGTTCGTTTTCATGACTATGATCATTGGTCCAGTCATAGTTGATTTTTCTGGGAATGTCCAAATATAACGTCTGCTTGTCAACGTGTAATCATCATTTTGATGCCAAAAACAGTGCGCGCCCAATTTCAGAAGATCACAAAGCGCGAGTAGATTTTTTGCATGACACCATGCTTTACGTTCTTTAAGCAAAGAAACGCTATGTAGTTTGTATTGCGGCATATCATGCCCCAACCACCAATCATCATTGATTTTCCAAACGTCTATTTCAACATCGAATCCTTTAGCTAGTGCTGCATACACGTAATCAGGCTTATTTTCTTCCGATACATTTTCACCATTGGTATTTCCACGATGAGCAATTAGAATCAATTACGTGTCCTTTTCATGATGAAATTTTGTAGATCTTCGGGCGTACCAAGTCCCTCCATCTTTTTTACCTGATACGCAATAATTTTCTTTCCATCTGCAATTGCTTCGTTAAAAACTGGACTTACGTAGTACTCATTGTTGACGCGTTTATTTTTTGATATCATCTGATTTGCGTACTTTACAAAATCAGAACCTGAGCGCCAATAGTATACGCCAACAGTTGCATCATCACTGATCGGTTGCTTTTCAGCAACTTCAGAGACATACCCGTCTGATTCAATTTTGACAAAACTCCATTTTGTTTCATGAGCCTTGAATGTCAAGATGCCAGCGTCTGCATTCATGTTGTTGACTTTTTGAATAAATGAAACATAGTTCCATTCAATGTACTGATCTGAATTAACGATCAGCAAAGGTTGATCGTTATCGATGTATTTTTCAGCTAGCAGTACTGTTCTTGCTGCACCGTCTGTAATTTGATCGATCATGATCATCTTATGATCAAGATTAAGAGATCCTAGTACGTGTTCAACGTCTTCATTGCTAGATTCTTGATCTTTTTGTTTTCTAGCAATGAAGATGTAATTTGCTTTGATACCAATCGAATCTGTGACGACTTGTATCATTGGTCGACCAAGAACATCGATCATGGGCTTTTGCTTTTTATAGCCGGCATCTTTAAATCTAGATCCCATCCCAGCCATAGGAATAACAATGTTCATGTTCAAAATGTTGATCAGCGACTTGTGTTGCGATGATTCATATTTCTTGATTGCTTTAAGCAAGCATTCATGACTTGAAATCAAATCGCTAGCAGAACTAACATGGAAAACGTTAGCGCTAGATGCCAACGCTGATGCGATGCCAACTTCACTATCTTCAACAATCAACGTTTCATGACACGATGTTGACATCAATGCCATTGCACTAAGATAACATTGCGGATCTGGTTTTGGTTTCTTTACATGCTCGTTTGACAGACAAACATCAACAAACTCAAGAAGAGATGTTTGAGTCAATATCCCAGAAACAGTTTCTGAGATTGCATTGCTAACAACGCCAATCTTAATTCCTTCGTTTTTGATGTTCGAAAATAGCGTTGTTAGTTCTGGCACCGGTTTGACGTTTTTCGAAATCCAGTCAGAAGTTTTACTTTGCTTTGATGAAAATATCAGATCACATAGACTTGAATCGAGACCATCATTTACAAGTATCTCAAGTTTTTTTTTCGTAGGCAAGCCATTAAAACGTTGATGGTGATCATCGAGCGTAATCTGGAATTTTGGTGCATATTCTAGCAATGCGGCGTTCAATGTTTCGAAATGCATCTCGCGTGAATCAAACAAAACTCCGTCGAGGTCAAATAGAACTAGTTTAATCATGATTGAATTCGCACCTCAAGATTGACATCATTACGTAATCAACATAATGACCATCTCTGTAAATTGCTTGACGTTGACGACCTTCTTCTACGAATCCTAGCTTTTTATACAATGAACTTGCATTCGAATTAGTTTCTAGAACGTAGAGATACACTCTGTTCATATTTTCATTATGAAAAAAATGATGCAGAAAATGCGTATACGTCTCAAATGCATACCCATTTTTTCTCTTGTTAGGAATTACGTCCATTCCTACCATAACACTTTTATTGTGATGATCGATTGAATCAACGCGAAATACACCAACAAAAGAACTACTATCTTCAAATCCGTCTTTTTCGTAAACAACATATCGTTGCGATGTTGAACTGTTACACAGTCTTTCAAACCACTTTTTTTGTTGTTCTTCGTTGATTATTGTCGGATCAGACAGATGACTGATGACGCTCGGATCGTTGTGCAATATTCTAGCCAGTTCAACATCGCAACGTTCCATGATTCGAATATCAAGTCTTTTTGTTCTGAACATGTTAACCGATATGATTCAATTGCATTGATAACTTTTCCAATGTCTTCTGTCGACAACCACCAACCACATGGAACGTTGATCATCTTTGAACTAAATTCATCAAGACCAGGTAGTTCAGCATTTTTGAACTCACTAAAAACAGTGTACTTGTCATTTCGAAAATGAACGATATCAGATGCAATTCCGTTATTTGCAAGATGCTTCTTAAATGAATCACGATCATCAACTAGCACGGTATAGATCCAATACGCAGACTCTGCGTAACTTACTTGACGCATAGGCACTACTCGTGGATTGTTAATTGACGCATCATAAATTTTACCGCATCGACGATGTCCATCAATGATCTTGTCTATGTAAGGCAGTTGTGCAAGACCGATCGCAGCATTCACATTATTCATGTGAAACTTGTAACCAGAATGTGTAATGTCTTGTGACCACTTTTCACCGATGAATTTTCTATCTAGACCAAACCATCGTAGTTTTTTAATCAGCGCATCAGATGATTGCAATTTTGAAGTAATTGCTCCGCCGTCAACAGTCGTAAGATGTTTGATGGCTTGAAATGAAAAACAAACATAATCACACTCTGCACCAATTGGCTTTCCTTTGTACGAAGCACCCATAGCATGTGCAGCATCTGCGATAACAACTACGTCAGTTCTGTTCTTTTTTTTCAAGACATCATAGATGCCATCTACGTCAAATGGTGTTCCGGCCCAATGAACGCCAACAATTGCACAAGTTTCAGGCGTTAGTACTTTACTGACGTAATTCGGATCAATATTTCCCGTCGTTGGATCTATGTCAGACCAAATAATCTTTGCGCCCATCGTATGGATGGGTTCATTTGTTGCCATGCACGTCATGGGTGATGAAATAACGTGCTTACCATTAGAAACACCAGCCATTCTATATGCTAGTGTCAATGCTGATGTGCCACTGTTAACCAAACTAGTATGTGCTGTGAATCGCTTGCTTAGTTGATGTTCGAATTCATCAGCGTACTTACCTTCAGTTATAACTCCAGAATCAAAAACTTCTTGAACAATTGCACCAATATTTGGTGGAACATGCACTTTGAATAGTGGTATCATTTGCAGCTCAATTTTTCTTCATAGTATGCAATTAGTTTGGGTAGTTCATCTGCTAGATGTCGTTGTTGTTTCCACCCTAGTTTAAGCAATTTATCACAGTTCAAAGCATATCGTTCATCACAACCACTACGATCAGTTGAGGTATCAACACTATCTTCGTATGATTTGTTCAACAAATTAGCGATCATTGTAACAATTTGTTTTACACTAAATTCTTCATCTGAAGAAACGTGATAAGAAGAGTTAAGATCTCCTTTGTCTATAATGGTGATCAATGCATCAACATTGTCTTCTACGTGAAGCCAATTCCGAATGTAACGTCCGTCACCATGAACAATAACTTTTTTGTTAGTTAGCATGCTTGTTATTGAAGCAGGAATCAATTTTTCAGCGTGCTGCCTAGCGCCGTAATTGTTAGTAGTTCTTGTGATCAGATACGGTAGTTCGTACGTCCTGCCCCAAGCATAAACTAGCTGCTCAGCACATGACTTAGTTGCAGAATAAGGATTGCTTGGATGATGTCTATCGTCTTCTTTGAAAGAACCTTCGATAATATCGCCAAACACTTCGTCAGTACTAATTTGAACAAATGTTGGTGGACGATACCCCCAACTACTCATCATGTTCTGAATTTTTCGTTGCTTAATCAACTCCAAAAGATTGTGAACGCCAAGAACATTTGAATTGAGAAAGTTTGAGGCATTGTTGATCGAATTATCAACGTGTGATTCAGCTGCAAAATTAATGATCATGTCACAAAATGGAAGATCTGTTATTTTTGCAATGTCTTGCTTGAAATAATGATAATCACCAGTGAATGTAAGATAAGTGTTTGCAGCATATGTTTCACTATCAATATTGATAACTTTATGACCCATTGTCAAAATTTGTTCAACAAAATGAGAACCTATAAAACCTAGGCCTCCTGTGACTATAATCGTCTTGCGACCTGAGAGACGATTCATTACTTTGACTCACTTTCAAAGTATGAAGTCCAGTCATTGAATTTGTACGTATCTTGATCATCTGGGTGCCATGATGGAGTTGGCAAGTTCAGAACGATCGCTGCGTTTGCTGAGTTATTTGCTAGCAGAATTGGAATTCCTGGCGGAATTTTCATGATCCAGTGTTGATTGTTACCTTCGTCAGACAGCTGCTGAACTTTAAGTTCTTTGTCAAAGTATTCAAGATGCACGTGACCAGACACAGCAGTTATGTAAGCTGTTCTTTTTCTATGCAAAATGACACCTTTTTTCGTGTTTGCACGCATAGTTGTGATATATGCCATTTTAGGCACATGTCCATCATGCCATTCATCCCAATCTCTATACACTGGGAATAGTTCACCATCAGGTGTTTTTATGACCTCGAGCTGCTTGATTGATACTTTTGTGCTCATTTTATTCGCTCTACAGAATATGAACCATCTAGATCAATCTTATCATGTTGTGTTGATCTGTAACCATGAACGTGTGTATTCGGCCGAGAGCCTGCAACGATGTTCATATTTGCAAATGACAACTTAGAATGAAAAAGGCCGCCATTATAAAGACCCGTAAATGCAAACTGCTTGTCGATTATGCTTTGAAAATCAGCTTCTGAAATTTGTGACATCTTTGCCATTTCGTCTAGCGCTGATTTAAATGAAGAAAGTCTATTTAGACCGCAAACCACAGGCGTAAAATTTGTTTTGAATATGTTGCCAGTAGCATGCTCAAAGAAAACCGGTTCAGAATTTCTGAACCGGTTTGTTTGCCTTTGCCAAGCGTAAATTCTTGAATTGGGTTTTGGTTTGTCTTTGTTGTAAAGATCTGCTTCTTCAACAAAGAATTCTTGTGTTCGAATCATACCAACATCATGATTGGTATCAAGAAAATCTTCACACTCTTGAAGACGTTCTATTTTATCATGCATGCAATCAGACTCGATCGAATACACATATTTGTATGATGTTGCCATTGGCATATGAGCAACGTATCTCAGGGCGGTCCAATAACCAATGTTTCGATCACTACGAAGCACACAGTTAAATTTTGACAATAGATCAGTAATATCAACTGTCGAACAATTGTCAAAAACTACCAAATTTTTTGATATCTGATCAAAATTTGATTGTGAAACTAGGTTTTCAACAACATTTTCAAAGATGTCTTTTCTACCTTGTTCAAGGCAACATGCAATCATCACGTACAAAGTTTTCATAGTGATACAAGCAACTTTCTGTAAAATTCGTAACCCATGGGTAGCTTCAGATTATGAACGTTAGGAATCGCAGGTGTAGCTATTGAAACATCATCACTGATGGCAGATGCCGGCAACACTGCTGATGCCATACCCACTCGTCGTGATACAACTGGTATTCCCAACAATCCACATTCAATCAACGATTGTGGACCACCTTCACATCGAGACGTAACAGGGTATAGATCAAGCGTTTGGTACAATTCATTGATGATATCGTGAGCTGGTTTTTCGAAGTAAGTGAACGGTACGCCCGCAGCTGTCAAACGATTGATGACGTACTGACGTCTCCAACCTCCTAGCACAACATGTGGCTCATGAGGTCCATTGTGTTGCTTCCACTCAACGTGCTTCTTGATTGCAAAATCAGCTAGCAGATCCGGACCTTTTTCTAGCTTTGGTGACTTCAAGTCATGACCTTCAGTATCACGTTGAAATGATCCGATCAAGAACGAATCAAGCGGAAGGTTGTGCTTTGCTCTAAGATCTTGCTTCGATTGACTGTCAATCTTAAAGATGCGCTGGTTAGCCCAGTATGGAATCACATGAACTGGTTTCTTTGTGTGAAACGAAACTTGTCTAGCAGTTATCTCGTTTGGAACATGGTACGCATCTGTGAACGAGTCTTTCATGTTGAACTCGTTGATGTTGAACTTTTCTGGTACGATGTGATGAACTGTCGTCAGCACTTTCTTCTTCTGAAGCAATGCTAGCGGCACTTGGTTGAAGCACCAATCTGCCATCAACCAGATGACGTCTGCTTCTTGGATGTTCTTTGTTGAGATGTCAGAATTGTCTACGTACCACTCTTTGACGAATCTGTCAACAATCCAGTCTTCGTTTGGTGCTAGAACGAACGCTTTCATGGTTCTCTCCTTGCTAGAGCAACATCATGATCAACCATGATCTTTATCAGATCATGCACTCTGACTCTTGGACTCCAGTCGAGCTCAGCTTTTGCTTTGCTGGGATCAGCACGCAACGTGTAGACCTCAGACGGTCTGACGTTCGATTCATCGAACTTAACGTAATCCTTCCAGTCAAGATTTACGCAATCAAATGCTAGCTTGCAGAATTCTCCAACGCTTAGCTCATCACCCGTTCCTATCACGTAATCTTGTGGAGCGTTTTGCTGCATCATGCGCCACATAGCATCAACGTACTCAGGTGCATAACCCCAATCTCTCTTTGCTGTAATGTCACCCAACTTGAGATTGTCTTGCTTCCCTGCGACGATGCGGCCCACAGCTCTTGTGATCTTACGCGTGACGAAGTTCTCACCACGGCGTTCAGATTCATGGTTAAACAGTATGCCGCTAACAGCGTATATGCCGTAAGCTTCTCTGTAATTCTTTGTTATCTGATGACCGAAAACTTTTGCGCAGCCGTACGGTGATCGAGGGTTGAATGCAGTAGTTTCTCTCTGCGGTGTTTCAAGGACAGCACCAAACACCTCACTGCTAGATGCCTGGTAGAAACGAGCATCTATGCCAGTAGACCTGATTGCTTCAAGAATGTTCAACGGACCGAGCGCAGTCGTCTGGATTGTGTTGATTGGTTGAGAAAACGATGAACCTACGTGTGATTGAGCCGCTAGGTTGTAGATTTCGTTTGGTTTGATCTTTTCAACTAGCAGTCTCATGCAGTTGGCGTCTGTTATGTCTCCAAAGTGATAATGGAAATTTTTAGACTTCATAGCAGTTGCCAAGTTACCCCAACGATCGCTAGAAAATTGCGTAGTCTGACGGATCAACCCGTGAACTTCATAACCTTTGCCAAGCAGAAGTTCAGCTAGAAAACTTCCATCTTGTCCTGTGGGACCCGTGATAAATGCTTTCATCGCTTACCTGATTGAGTTGAAGAATCCAACGTATCGTTGAGCGACGCTGACAATGTCAAAGTTTGGAACTGTTGTGTAATCCAGTTCCAGTCGATCTTTCAAGACCGGTACGTCAATGCCTTCAAGCGAGGGAGGGTTATCGTAATCTGCTAGCTCAAAGTTGTATGGTGTTGGCTCTTTGATGACATAACCATACTCACCGATTAGCTCTTGCGTTCCACCTACATCAGTGCACAGAACAGGAGTTCCCTGTGACAATGCTTCAATCACAACGTTTGGACAGTGATCTGCCCAAGCAAGATGCATCATCCATGATGCAGCTGAATAGATTTGCATGTAAGTTTCACGTGGTACGGAACCAGCGTAAAAAACATGAGGGTTCGCAACTACGTAATCTGGGTTCGCCCCCAAGACTATGAGACAGCAGTTGTTATCACGCTGTCGAAATTTCTTGAACAGCTCAACTGTATCGCGAAGTCTCTTTTGAGGGTGCCAATTTGCGCTGCACACGTACCGTACTGGGTACGTTGAGCATAGCTGTTGCAACGCTGGTATGTTCAACTCTTTGACGATGTCAATATCAATGCCGTTCTGTATCACAGAACCAGCTCGAGGCTCTTTCCACCATTTAGTGATCATCTTACGATCAAACTCTGATTGAAAGATGACACCGTCTGCGGTGTCATAGAGCCTCTTGATTCCGACGTTTTTGGTCATGAACTCTTGCGGCTTAAACCATATGCCATCGAGTCGTTGTATGACTTTTGGCGCTAGTTTTTGACCGGTTGGTTCTATAAAGACCAAAGACACGTCACAGTTCTGACCGTCAACGAAGTGCACTTCGTGCCCAAGTTCAAAGAACTGCTTTGCGAGCCGATGTGCAGCAGTATTTGGTCCGGACGTGCTGTTCAAGTTGACATTGTCAAAGTGTATCTTCATACGTATTCCCAACGAAAGCCCTGGGCTTGATTACGCTTGCCGCGACAACATGCGCTAATGTTTGATATTGATATTTTCAATTCTCTACGAATTTGTGAAATTGATGTAAATGTTGCAATATATTCTCCTGCAATTGACAACTGCTTAACTGATCGATCATTTGATGATCCGATACGTCCTTTATCAGAACGTGTTTTCATCGGATGTTTATTTGGCCCACGTTTAACACCTCGTTGCGGAGATGGCATGCCTTTATTCCATGGAATATGATTTTTAAGTGCTGCGCTTATTGCAGCTGAATGTGCAGCTGAACGTGGTTTATAAGGACCTAGCTTTTTTCCTTTTCGAACAATTCCAGTTGTACCATCGCCACCTCGAGTCATGTTATACCCAAGTGAAGCAATGTCAAATGCAAATGTTTTAAGTCTATCGATCCACAATATTTCGGCACGTTTAGCTCCTTCAAGTGTGGACAAAACTTCAAGAATTTGATGATCCCATGTATCATTTGATGTCCCCCATTTATAGATTGCACGACCAAACAACCATCTAGATTTAGATGCGCCATAGCAATGTCGATTCCAACGATGCATCATAGCACTATCATAATCTTTTCGTTTTCCAACTTTCGTCCAACCTACGTAAGATTTTCCATTGATTCGATTGGTATGACAATACACAACAAAATTCATGATCGTTTTTTGATTTCATGAACAAGTGGTATTGCGAAATCTGTTTGATGCAACATCACAGCCATCAATGCTAGTTCTTTTGTCTCAATCTCTGAGAGACGAGCCGGGGGATCGAAGATCGTCGGATCTAGCGTGTGCTGGTTGTTTATGAGAACTGACTCGTAGTACTGTTGCGCGAGCCAGTTCATCGATTCATTTGTGATCTTGACGCTCGATTCTCTCATGACGTCAACAAACGTCTCAAAGATGATCTGATAGATCTCAATGCACGTTGTTCGATTCAATGACTTTCCGTCAGAAACGAACGTCTTTAGCTTAGACTCCAGCAATGTTGCGACAGTCTCATGAAGCCTTGGCTTTTTCATCTTTTTCTCTCCTAGCAAGTTCGTTCTTTAGATCCACACCTATCTGCGTATCATTGAACAGCTTGCTGAAAAGTACTACATCTTTCTTTGGGAGAGATGAAATATCGTAATCATTCATCACGATGACCTCACCGATCTTCTCACCATTGATGATGATTGACTTGAATAGCTGGTTGATCAACCAATCTGTTGCCAAACCCGAGACTGTTGTTGTCTTCATCTTTGAGAAGACGTCTTTGACCTCTGTGCTTATGACGTTGTGAACCAACGCTAGCGATTCTTTGCTAAAGTTAAATTCACCAGCTGTCGCAGCTGACGTCAACTGCTTCAGAATTTTCTCTTGTAGCAGGGCATGGAACCTAACTTGCACAGCTTCTCCATGAAATCAGCACATTGCTTGATGCACGCATTCCAATCAGTGAATGATGTGGAGTTGGGAGTGAATTTGCCGGCGAGCAGCAGCGCCTTCAGCTCATCCCAGTCCTTGAAAGAATGGTCTGCGCCAGCGAATTCGACGCAGCCACCCCCGTCGACATGAACGTAAGTAGGCAAACCACAAGCGATGCTTTCCGAGATGTGATTGGGGCCCGGATCGAATCGGGAAGCAGAGATGTAAACATCGTACTTGCCCAGCTCTTCACCGAGCTCAGCACCCCACAGCGGCTTCACAACGTTGGTGTTCTTGAACTTGCCTCGCGAGCGACCGATGTAGTTGAAAGTGAACTTAGAACCTTCAGGAGTTCCAACCCACTCATCGAGAAGATTGTACACGTCAAATCCCTTCTTCTCGTTGTCGGACCAGTGATGGGTAACAAGGTTTATCTTCCCGTTGTTGAGCTTGTTGGGATTCGGCTTGTAGATGCTCTTGTCTACGCCGTTTATTGCAACAATTGAGGGGTTAGATCCCCAACCCAATTTCTGAAAATATTCTTGGAGCCATCGTGAGACAAAGATTGTACCGTCCACGTGCTTCGAGATCTCTAGAAGGCGCTTGTCGACGCCTCGGGTACCCTTACGTGCATCATTTTCGTTAACGCGAAGGACGATCTTTGGAGAGCGCCCCTGAGCTTCCATCATCATCTTGTACATGATGGCTTGATCGGCGCTGATGCCAGTACCATCATTCTCAGTAGCAACGAGCAAGATAACATCTGGGGCTGTGTTACCATCGTTGGCCGGGATATATTGGTGCCCGAGCTTTGGCAATTCCGAAGCAATAGCGTTGAAGAAGTTGTTACCGCCGCCCCAAGCAGCAGAAAGTGGCATACGATTCATGTAAACGCGCATGGTTAAATGCTAATCCATGCGGTTACAAATGAATCACCAGATCAATGCTTAGCGATTGTTACGTTCGATGATTCATCATCGACCCAAATCAACTTCGTCATGCCACCGTGGCCGTGGATGTTCTCAAGCGTCTGGATGTCTGGGTAGTAGCACATAGATGACTTCTCAGTCAACCAAACCAATGCGCACCACCCAGTATCGAACTGGCATCCTTCAGCTACGTTACCGAGACCAGAAACGCCAGACGCATCTTGCAATCTCTTCAAGTAGAACCGTTTCATTTGATGAAACCTCTTTTCCTCAAGAATTGTTTGTCAGTAACACGTATAAACTTCAATCTGTGTTCTGCGAACCATGCATCCTGTTTACGATCGATCAACCATTTCTTATGGATCTGTGCATCACGAAGTGTCTTGTGTTCTGCAATGATTTCTATAGGACGATCCAACCCATGCCAATAAACGCCATCAAATTGAATGTAAGTGTCAATGCTCTTAACATAGAAGTCAATGGGCCAGTGAGTTTCATATGGTTGAACTTGCCGTTCAACATTCTCAATGCCATATACAAAACAGAGATGTTCAAAGTACGTATCCTCAATTTTGCTCTTGCCGTACGTACCTCTAATTTTCATTGTTTCATGGCCACGCTTGTTTCGCAAGTCCCAATCAGTTTTATTCCGAATTTCATGGACTTGCCAATGGTGTTTAACACCATAACGAATCATGGTTGTTCGTTCTCGTTTAGCTTGTACATCTGCTGATTTACCAGGGTTGTCAACCCCATAACGTTCGATGCATGTCTGACGTGTTTGTTCACGTATCAATCCACCTTCTTGACGAGCAACTGTTGTACACTTACGATTACAGAACACACGTCCGCCCCGTCGATCAATTTCTTTTGCTTCACAAGGACGTTTGAGAAGCTTCTTATGACATGTCAAGCATTTATATGAAATCTTTGTTCCCATGGTTCCCCTGTTGAAATATACCCACGTGAACGAAGGAAGTCAGCTTCCGCTTTCTGAAAGCGTGCGTCGTCTGTTTGATAGACTTTGCCTCCTTGCTCGTCAATAGAATAATGATAAAAAACACGGGGAATGAAAGCTCGACGACGTGTGCGGTATAGACATGGCAAATATACAGCCTGATCTCCTGCACGCTTCACAAGTTCTCCATTCATATTTGTGAAATTCTCGTAAGGAACTCCATTTATCAATGACTTTCGAAAAGTCTTGAGGTGCGATGACACCCATGGATGAACGTAAGGATCAGCATCAGGTGGGAGCGGACCCGAGATGTTCTTGTCGCTGTATGCCCAACGATGAGCAGTCCACAAGGCTTCTGCGCCTGTTTGTTCGTACACAGCATTCAAGTACACCAACGCATCGTTGTCAGTCAACCAGTCATCAGCATCAATGCGACAGACGATGTCATCATCATCACACATTGAAATACCATGCAGGACATTAGCGACTTCCCACTTCTTTTCAGCATTCCAGACAACATGAATCTTATCGTGAGGAATCAAACGTGACCATGCGTCGATTATGTCTGCTTCTTTGCGTCGTTCATCATTGTCACTAAGATCATCTATCAAGATGATCTTCCAGTTGTCGTACGACTGGCTTACGATGCTAGCGAGCATCTGCCCCACGTACTGTGATGCATTGTACATGGGTGCAACAAACGTAAATCTATTCTTACCACTCGTTGTCATCAACGTCTTTCTTCGTAAGAAGAACTTGACCGTAATTGATTTGATCATCAGCGAACCTTCGATCATCAAAGAACATCCTACGATCTAGAATACACAATTCTTTCTCTTCAGAGTTGACTTCGCTCTCATTGACTGAATCAATCAGCTCACGGCATTGAATTCCAGGGTCAGTCTTGCTAGGAAGATGGTAATCATCAAACAGCAAGCACTTCAACCACTTGTCCTTTGTCATCTCCCAATCGAGTTTTGTCGCAGCGTACGAATGATCGCCATCGATGTATACCAAATCGAACTTTTGATCTCCAAGCTGCGGCACCATCTTTTCAGACGGTCCACGAGCGAATTCGATCATGTCAAACCATTCTGGTGGGAAGACTTGCTGCAGCATCTTCAAGTAATTTTCATCTAGCTTTGGATCAACAGTGATGATTTTGCCAGACACGCCCATATCATAGAAAGCTCTAGCGGCGCAGAACGTTGAGTATCCACGACCAAAACCAATCTCAAGCATCGACGTCATCTTGTAGCGCTTGATGAGGTTGTATATGAGAATACCACGTTCATAATTTGCACGGTAGAACATGCCGTACTTCTTGTAGTTTGGATCATCAGGCGTCCTTGTGCGTTCTGCTGTGAACCTACCAATGTAATCAAAATCACCCATGACAACTTCGTCAGGTGATGTTCCAAGCTGCTCTAGTTTCTGCTTGATGCTGATAGTCTTCATTTCTTCATCACCTTTGGTTCTGGTCTGTTCACTGTCATGTGCGGCGTAGAAAATTCTGTCCACTTCTTGTGCCAGATGTGGCCGCCAGTCTTCTCTGCCAACTCTTTAGCTCTATCTTTGATCATGTCATCTGTGACTTCTGACCATGGAACGTCGAACATCATGTTGTTCTCTGCTGTGTCATCAGCATTCCGACCATGCAACGAATTCCAATGACGAGTCCAGTAATTTTTGTACAGCTTGATCTTTCGTTCTAGATCATACCAACTGTAATGATGAACGCCTGGAAGTTGATCAACTGCTGCATTGAACCATTGCTCATACTTGCTCAAGGCTTCAGCATTTCCCATCAATGCTTGCAAACGAACGTTCTCAACTTCATGCGTATAGAACGACATGTGAGGCAAACGTTCACCAGTTTCAGCATGTATCATGTCGCAACCATCCGTACCTTCATGGGCGTACATGTTGCCATCTGCATCAGTTGCGCGAAGTTCTACTGGAATTCCGTGCGTAATGTATGGCTTGTTGCGGCTGAGACGCCACTTCCACGGTTGAATGTCAACTCGAACCTTGTTGGGTCCGCCCCAATATTCGATGACTGGAAGTGACAAGATGTCGACTTGCTTCGGAAGCTTCTGTGCCAAGCTGATGATCTTCTTTGCATCATCTTCATGGACTATCTCATCTGAGTCCATCTGCCAACAGAACTCTTTAGTGCACATCTTGCGGGCTTCCGCCTTCTGCAGGCCATCAAAGACCGGGTGACGCTTTGAAGCCCAGTCTCGAGGAATGACTTTGACTTTGATGCGGGAATCACCTGTCCATCCCTCGTTAAAAACGTCTGGGAATCCAGAGGAGATGACTTCCTTGATCGCCTGCTTCACAAAAGGAACCGTCGATCCGGTCAGCGGATCGGCAAATCGAGGTCCATACTTGAGAAGTGCCAGGCGCTCGAGCGTTTCGTCAGTTGAACCGCCATCGACCACGCACACCTCATCACAGAACATGAGCATTGATTGGATGCACTGTTCGAACGGGTACTCTTGCTTCACAGCGTTGTAAGTCGTAGTGTAGCCCGAGATGCTTGGTTTGTACTCCATCATCTTTTTGACGCCGTTCCAGAAGATGCCTGGCGCGGCGAACAGGTAGTCCTGGATCGCCTGCAGGTCGTCGGTCGCGAACCACTCCTCGTCCTTGTGCTGAACGTTTTCGTTAAGTTCAAGCTTGCAGCCAAGAAGCTTCGCTTCAATGACCATTCTTGGACAAGTGTCAGCACCGGCTGGCAGATACACAAAGCCTTCGGCAGTTGATAGCTTCAGAAGAAGCTCATTGTACGGAAGATTCCATACGACTTCGTATGTTTTAGCGTTATCTTTGCACCACTTTTCAGCAGCTTCGAAACCCTTCACCCAAGAGTTCGAACCAAGAACGATCCAACCTTTGCGACTGGATGGGTCAGTGATTTCTCTTAGCTTCTTGATGTACCCTAGAGAAACTTTGTCGAAGACGCTGGATAGGGTGTAGTTGTCTTTCTCTGCCAAGAACGGGAAGATGGTGTGATACTTCTCTTTCTGAGCATCTGACATCCAAAAGAGACACTGCGAACCGTAGTAGAAAGCTGAAACTAGCTTCCCATTCATCTGCTCGGCGCAATCGCATGCTGTGCCCGTTGCAGCTGCATGCTTCTCTGGGGATCTAAACTTGCAGAACTTATAGTCGTACTCTAGGTTGCAGTAACGTAGGTTACCTATGATGCTGGGGATCAACTGTGGATTTAGTTCAGCATAGTTCCCAAAGATCCAGAACTTTTCAGATCCTTCTCTCAAGAGGTCCATAGTCACCTCTTTCGATTTGATCTTCTGCACTTTCAGTGGACTGGATGATATCAGTGCTTCAGAAGTTAGCTCAGCTCCGCCGACGTAGTCTTCTACAAAGAGATCTGCTACAAAGATGACGTCAGCTGTCTTATCGATGCTGGTTCTCTTCAACGTAAAGAAATGTTCTCCAAACAAGGCGTCTTGCTCCCTTGGCGCTAAGGGTATTCAATTTTCATCATCTGTATAAAACTTCTGTTCTTACGTCGTGCTCGCAGTTTCTCTAGAGAAATTTTCTCTGCCCGAGGTTACTTAAGAGGAGTGCTTCTCTATCTAGAGAAATACAGAGGAAATACTTCCACTGCTCTATCTAGAGAAATACTAGAAATTACCTGCTGGCCCGACGAGCTCGCTAAATTTCTCTGGGATCTAATCAGGCGACACCCGCGGGTCGCATCCTGCTTGAGTCAGACACATGGCAAAGAACACAGTAAAAACTTCAAAGTCGATGGAGCCTAAGATTCTAGTTTCTAGATCGACTGGCGTTCCATCAATCTCCAGTCCAAGAGCGTATGACAGAGAAATTCTTGATCATGTTCTGCAAGTTCACAAGAAGATTCTAGAATCACCAGCGCTTAACGGCGGATTCGAACGCGTTGAATCTCAGCTAGAAGATGTTAAGAACACCCATGAAAAGAGCGCTAAGCTGCTATCTGAAGTTCACGAGGCGATCTATCATCCGGAGAAAGGCGTGTATGCAAAGATCAACGAGATCAACGTTAAGTCGTTGACTGAGGCTCATGTTCAAGACAAGAACATCGATGAGCTCATAAAGTGGAAGAAAGATGCTGAAATCTCGCTCAAAGAGAGCGCTGAAAAGAAAGCAATCGATGACAAGAAGATCGAAGATCAGCAGAGAATCATCGAGGGTCTAGAGCGTTGGAAGGGTTCTGTCAGCGGGTTTCTGAAGTGGACCGCAGGCGTTTTGGGTGGTGCTGCGGTAGCGTTGATCTCAAAGCTTACGTACGATTACATCACGAACCACTGGAAATTAGCTGTAGTATAGTAGTTCGGTGAGAGAACTGCGGGAAGATGTAAAGCGAGAGATTGCTGATGCTCGTGCTGTGCTACGTGCTGTAATGTGTCTGCCAGATGCTTCGCTAGTTCGTAGCAAAGACAGCATCAGCATCTTGACAGAAGAGCAGGCAACTTTCAAGCTCATAGAAGCTTCAGGATTCAAGAAGAACTACGTTCTTCAGCTAGCACTTACTCATGCAGCCGCAGCTGAGGTGCTAGCCCCTGGGAGCTTCAACGAGACACTCTCGTTGATCACGATTAAACTAGAGAAATTCAGTAAAGGGAATCACAAGTTTAATTTTGAAGATTATTCTCGTGTCAATTCGAGACTAGCGTCTGCTGACGATCTGCACCGTGTAGTGCATAGCATCGATGAGACGTACTTGCGAGACGTGCTGAGCACAGCGCTGGAGCTCGCTGGCTACGGTGGTAAAATTTCAGTTGAGAAGTCTTCGTCAACCTCTTCATCTGTGGAAGTGACTCGAGGTTACAACTTCCAGATCGCTCCATGTTGGGATCTTACGATGATCGCAACAACACCTAAAGTCGCAATCATAGATGGGTACGTTGAGAAAGTTTCTGAACTACATCACTTGCTTGAAGCTGCATCTGCCTCAAAAGAATCACTGGTCATCTTCGGTCGTGGTTATCATGATGACGTCATCAACACGTTGAGAGTTAATTTCACTCGTGGAACGCTGATCGCTGTGCCAATATTGGTCAATTTTGATCTTGATGGTATCAACACGTTGAATGACATAGCAGTCGTCTGTGGTTCTGACGTTGTGTCTAGCAACAAAGGCGATCTGATATCTTCGATTGATTATGCTGGATTGAAGAGAGTGGATCGTGTGACAATCCGTCGTGATGTTGTAAGCATTGATAACGCTTCGACGAGACGTGAAGTCAACATCCATCGATCAAATTTGCTGAAGAAACGTGCTGAGAGCCCTGCGTTTGACGTAAGCAAGCTCATAGACAAACGCATTCGCTCCCTGAACGGGCGCCAGGTCATCGTTCGCTTGCCAGATGACAAGCATTACTTGTACCGGTCTAGGAAGATTGATGTTGCTTTGAGAACTATGAAGATCATAGTTGATCATGGCATAATCGATGGTGAACCAGCGCTAGGTAAGGTAGCATCAGAGCATCACTCTGATCAGTTTGTCATGACGCTAGCTAACGTCGGTAACTTTATCTGACCGTCGTCAGACAGTTGCTTGATGATCCTTGCTATGTCTCTGGGCTTGATGCCCTTCAGAGATGGAGCTTTGCTGTACTTTTGAACTAGATCCTTCAACTTCCCAGTTTCAACTGGGGCTGCTCCCGGAGCTTCGGCTCCGGACTTAGTCGTTGAACCGCTAGTTGCTGGTTCTGAAGACGTTGGTTGATCGCCACCTTGCGATGGAGCTGTTGTGTTTGTTGATTGTTGTGCAGCACCAGCTGCAGCATCGCTTACAGCATCCACGTTTTGGAGTGCTTTGATCACGCTGTTCGTGATGACTTCGACGTCTTTGACAGACATCTTGATGATGCTGCTCGCCAAAGATTTCAAGCCTTGGCTGCCGTGCATGTACTTGTCGACCCAATTTTTACCGATCATTGCGATAGCACCGGTTGGTTTGAAACCTTTGATGATAACCTTCTGCAGATCATCAAGTTTTTTCTTTTCATCATTGCTCAACGAGTTAACGTCAGAAGCTTGTGAGTTTCCAGTGATGACTGCTAGCAGCGTAGCATTGTTATCGTTTCCAGTATTTAGAGCATCGACGTACTTGTTGAACAAGTCGAAGAAATTTTTAAGAGCATCAGCAAATGCTAGCGCATCTACGAGTGGATTTTCTTTCTGCGTCTTAAACAAGTTGATGATCGTACGAATTACGCCTGTATTCTTACCACCAGAAAGAACTTTGGTGACGTCAGCAACGGCAGCATCTCTAGCTTTAGAGAGTATGTCCATTGAGGCGAAGTTGATCGATTTCAAGCGCTTAACAACGTCGATCGCCGCTGTCATCTGCTGCTTGTCAAAAGCTTCGAGGATGAGCAAGTCAGCGCTGTCCCAACGTGATTCAATGAGAGCAGCTTTCTTCTTGACGATCAACTTCTGCTTCTCTGCGTAATTGTCTTTCAGCGTTCTTTGGATTTGGCTCATGTTGTTTACTCTGCGTAAATAGGTGATTACATTCTCAATATAGGATAGGATTTGAACATGACACCAAAAGACAAGATTAACAAGGCGGCCTGGAATTCCTTTCAAGCAGCAAAAGACGAAGCCGTTCGAACGTTGACAGAGGCAATTGTTAGCAAGCAACTTAAAGTTGAGAGTTCTTCAGTTGATTCTCTATTTTCATTGATGACTGCCGCGTTCGATGCCGGCTACCAAAAGAGCTCAAGGTCATTTGAGAGAGAAATCAACTCTGTTCTGTCTGAGAGTTCGGTTACGCATGCGCAAGAACCGAAGACGAAAAAAAAGTGATTCATAGCATCATTGATTGGTTTTCTAGCGTTAGCGTCCGGATCATCTGATGCCAACAGGTACAAAACATCTTGTTAAGTGCAGGTGCATTCTACCGCAGTTTAAGCACCTGCAGAATCCACCACAACACCAATTTACAGTGTTTTCTGTCATCGAAGATGATGACAGCGTTAAACCTAGCTTTGCGCAATGCAATAACTGCGGAATAGTTCACAAGATTGTTGACATCGGTCGATCAGAGATAATCTCAGGAAAAGAATCAATGTCATCATTGATCACGATTGATGACTTGAAACACTCACTGCCAGAGAACCTGGTGGCATTGCTAGAAAAGAATTCAGCAGATTTGCCAACCTGGCAATATGCTTCATTCATAATCGAGAATAAGATGTGGGGGAACTTTGTTGTCGTGTCTTCTGAACTAGAATCTGATGTGATGATCATCAAGTACGTTCAGATTCTTGGTGAAAACCTTTTTAAGGTTCAGACTGCTTCTAGAGAAGAGTACATTAAGTGAGGTCCTATGCATTACGGTAAGTTGGCATCTGATGTGCTTGCAGAAGAGAACAAAGTAGCAAGAGACATCGTTAGAGAAATTGCTCAATTTGGTATCAACGAAAGGCAGAAGATTCTAGTCATGTACTTGCTGTCTCTTGAACTAGAGAACGTAAATGACATGAAGAAATTCTCTTCGTTCATCAAGAGTGAGAAGTCTGACATCTTTATTGCACCAGAAGAGGCTGAATTATGGGTCGACCTACTAACATTGCTAGCTCAAAGAATGATTCGTCCGATGATTCACAGCAAGTGATCATACAGCAACCTTCAGATGGTGCTAGGATCGTGATTCTTCATGGTGACGTGAATGAACACACTATTTCAACTGTCATCTATCAACTGCTGCAATTGGCAAATCAGAATCACAAGCCAATTCATCTTGTGATATCAACGTACGGTGGTTCAGTCGATGAAATGTTTAGCCTGTATGATACTATCAAATTCTTGCCATGCCCAGTTCACACCGTAGCTCTCGGCAAGGTGATGAGCGCGGGAGTTCTTCTGCTAGCTGCTGGAACAAAGGGTAAGAGAATGGTCGGGCGCTCGGCTAGGATCATGATACACTCTGTATCTGGCGGTGTATTTGGAAATGTTTTTGAGGCAATGAATGAGAACAAAGAGTTGCAGAGATTGCAACACTTGATGACAACTACGCTTCAAAAAGAAACCAAGATGTCAGCAAAAGACATCGAGAAGATGATGAAAGCTGGTCATGATTACTACATGACGCCAGAAGATGCAGTGAAGGCTGGTATTGTTGACAAGATAATCGGCGACAAGACATTACGTTGTACCGTGCCTCAAAATGTCCTTAGTATTGTGTCAAAGACTGTGTCTTTGAGAACAAGATGAAAAACATTACTATCGATGACTGGAAATCGTACTTTCCATACGATCAGATCAGACCAGAGCAAGAGAAAGCTATCAATTTTGTTCTAAACGCTTTTCTTGTGGATAAAAAAAGATATTGCCTGTGCGAGATGGGAACAGGAACTGGTAAGTCAGCTACTGCTGTTACGATCGCTAGGTACTTGGAGAAGAACGGACCCAAGGTTCTTGACGATGACAACGTTCCATTGTCATCAGCGTACGTTTTGACGACTCAGAAGATCCTTCAACAGCAGTACGTTGATGATTTTGGTGCTGGTGTCGGGAAGCACCGGAACTTGCTGCTAAGCATAAAGTCTGCAAACAATTACACTTGTGGGCATTACAAGGATCAGAGTTGTGCAGAGTCAAGAAGAATCTTGACACAGCTTGGAAGCAACGTCCATGGCACTGAATTTCACAAGCATTGTCGCGGTGGTTCTTGTCCGTACGCTATCGAGAAGCAAGCGTTCCTTGAATCACCCATCAGCGTCACTAATTTTTCATACTTTCTTGCAGAGACGATGTACGGCAAGAAGCTTACGCCAAGATCGCTGCTCATCATTGACGAGTGTCATAACACTGAGCAACAGTTGTGCAAATTCGTTGAAATAACATTCTCTGAAAAATTTGCAAGAGAGATCTTGAAGTGCAAAGTCCCAGCATTGGGAACTCAACAGCAGATCTTTGAATGGATAGTGAAGAGCTATGAGCCGGCGCTTTCAAAACACGTCAAGAAAGTAGAGAAGACGTTGAAAGAAAAGTTTGATGAAAACTCTGCTGGGTTTGGTGATCTTAGCAAGCAGTACGAGATGCTTGATAAGCACATCTGCAAAGTTCATCGTTTTGTTTCTACGTACAGCGAAAGCAACTGGATCATCAACACAATCAAGCCGCCGCCGGGATCGAAGAGGGGTGCCAGAAAGTTTGAATTCAAGGCAGTCGATGTATCGGAGTACAGCTATGACTCGCTGTTCAAGTACGGTGGTCGTACGTTGATGTTGTCTGCGACTGTCATCGACAAGAACGTATTCTGCGATTCGATAGGTTTGAATCCAAACGACGTAGCGTTCATATCAATCCAGTCGCCATTTCCAATCGAGAATAGACCGGTTCACTACATTCCAGCTGGATCGATGTCGAAGAGTTCGATCGATGTTTCGTTGCCACATGCAGTTGAGGCAGTCAAGATGCTTCTACAGCAGCATCCCAACGATAAAGGCATGATCCATGCCGTGTCGTTCAAGATTGCGCAGTTCATTAAAGAGAACGTAAAATCTGATAGAATTCTCATTCACGATTCATCGAACAGAGAAGCTGTCTTGGCCCAGCATATTGCGTCTCCATTGCCAACTGTTCTTATATCGCCCTCTATGATGGAAGGCGTCGACTTGGCTGACGATGCTAGCAGGTTTCAGATTCTTTGCAAAGTTCCATTTCCTTACTTGGGAGATGAAGTTGTCAAGAAGAGGATGGCAAGGAACAAGAGCTGGTACGCATATCAAACAGTGAAGTCTATCATTCAGTCTCTTGGTAGATCTGTGAGGAATGAAACTGATCATGCAGTTTCATACATAATCGATTCTGATTGGGAGAGGTTCTACAAGAACAACAAGCACATGTTCCCACCAGAGTTTGAAAAAACACTTTCTTAGCAGCTATTTCCTTTACTACTGCTAGCGGAAAGGTATATTTCACACAAGGAGATATCGATTATGGAAGATATGTTGAAGAAGTTTGATGAACTGCGTGTTGCTCTTAGTGAAGTTGAGCCAGACCTTGTGAAGAGCACCCGTGGCGTTGCTGCCGCCGGTCCTCGTGTTCGCAAGGGGCTGAAGGTTGTTAAGGCTCTTGCGCACGAACTTCGGGTTCTTAGCATCACCCTTGATAAGGCTCGTCGTGAAGAGAAGCTGAAGCTTGCTGCGGCAAATCCTAAGCCAAAGAGGCCATCTCCCTTCAAGAAGAAGGCTTCCTTAGAAAACATCGCAGTTAAGTAAATCAGAATGCCCCGCCAACGCGGGGCATTCTTTTTTCTGCAGTTGCTATTTACCTACGTCGGAGAACACATGCCATCACATAGATCAATACT